GCTCAGGTCACGGTGCTCACAGATGATGACACAGTCATCCCCGTTGTTGGCAAGTCGGGCGTCAAGCCCTCTGTCCTCAATGTAACTCAGAATCATGCTCGACATGAGCAGGCAATTGCCCATCCCGGTGTTGATGTCGCCGCTCATGCGGCACCCCTCAATCTCGTAATCAACCCGCTGACCACCACTGCGGCCGATGCCACGGTTCACAATCTGCCAGCGCAACAGACCGCGCAGCTCAGGAGAATTGAACACTCCGTTGTAAATGGAGTGCTCCCACTCGAGAGCGGCGCGGCTGACGTGCTGGTCAAACCGTGTGGCATCTAACCCAATAGCGACCGGCTGGCGATAACGAGACCAGTGCGACTCAAACACTTCGCCGACCTCATCGGCGTTCTTTCCCTTCACGATCACACAATAGCCAAACACACGCTTGAAGCCGTTGCACAGCTCGCGCTCAAACAACTTGAGGTAACGTCCCACCTCGAGGTTGTAGCGCGGGCTGCGCGGTTGTATGACACGGGGAGCAGGATCACTCTTCGTAGAAAAGTTCACCTTCTCAGCCTTAACGAAGGTGCTAACCCACGCGTCCCTGACATTAATCGCCCGCACACACAGGCTGTCAAAGGCACGCTGATACACCGCACGTTTGCGACCGGCGTATAGCGCGGGGTAATCCTCGCGCATCACGACGGTGGTCGGACGCATGCAGCGCAGCAGCTTCTGTCTAATCTTAGACAGGCGGGCAAACACACTAGGCTTGGGCTGAGGGGGCCGTGCAAGCCCACCATCGCGGCTCACGTAGAATACGCGCTCCACGATGCCTCGTGCCAAATTGATCATGGTGTCGGTGTGCACTCCGAACCTGGCCCCAACACCAAAGCCAGATAGGTAGCGAACACTACGCTCGACGACACCAGTACGCCCCCAACTCTTGTCATCCCGGACCCGTATGACATCTTCACCACGGCGGTCTAGTGCCGTGGTTACCCCGGGAAGCAGAGCAGGGCACCCCTAGCGGGGCAACTCCACTACAGCGCGCCGGCCCTGGACCAGGCCGGAGGCTGCAAAACGCTGCGCCTCAATGCCCTCAACCGAGGGCACCAAACACAGCTCAGTAGTCATAGGAGACAGGCGGGTGATATGCAGTGGACGCATGCCCATATCCTTCATGCGCTTCCGTACCCAATCGCCAGCGAGCAGACGGTTGGCCTTGTTGTAGCGCAAATCTCCAAACTCCGCCTTAAACTCGTACGCCAGCAGCCGCTGGACTCGTGTGGTGACGCTCCCCGCGGCCTCCTTGGTCTCAACCTCATCGTCGAACGAATCGAACGACTTGAGGTCGGCCTCGAAGGCTACCGGGCGCCACCAACGCACGAGTGCCGCAAGTAGGCGGCGGATGACCATATAGGCCAGCCAGATAATAGCGATGTCGCATGCCAAAGGCATGAATGCCGCCGATAGCTCAATGAGCCCTGCCGCAACGGGAACCATGATTCACG